GTAGAATGTCCATTCGCATTGATGATTTCTTCCAGTTGTTTACGAACATCCGCAGAACGTTTTTTATCACGCTCTGTATGCCTATACCCATATTTACCATGGAAAATAGCGTGACCTTGACAAATCATAGTGATGCCAAAAACAAATAGCAACACTGTTCCTAATAGTTCTAGAGTGTGATCTTGAGCCATGGGAAGATAGGATCTATAACTCCAATAAGTCGAAGCAGACCTTCAGCAAAAAGTGCAAGAACAACCCAGCCAACACACATACTGATAATTCCAGCATTACGATTATGTTTTCGTATGGCATCATCAATCATCTCCTGCACTTCTTCTTTTGTTACGTGGTTAGGAAGATCGACTTTATCTCCCTTCCAAATCCAATTTTTAGGCGTCATCTTTGTCCTCGTGATACCAGAAGTCATTCCAATCTTCTGGTGAGTTGGTAACATCCTCCCATCCTGGTTCGTACATGGGACAAGGTTCTTCCATCATGGTGTCAATTTTCATTTTCGATACCCTGTTGTATAATAATTGATAGTCTTTATCCTGTGGATAATCGTTACCAGTCATCTTCGTCTTCTTCCTCGTCGTAAAACTCGTATGGTCCGTGTTGCATTTTCTTCAGTTTTTCAGTTTCAGCACGAAACGATGCAGTCTCTGTAATCCAGATAGCAAGTTTCATGACAATAAAGATCACCGCAAGAGGCGACAGACAAAGCAATAAGACTAGCGATGACTGGTTCATGAACTGTATTCTTGAAGAATGTTAAGAACTAGGTTGAGTGAATGATGAGCACCATTGAGCCATTCCTCACTAGCACCATCGTATCGTCCCTCATAGATCTCAGTCTTTAGTTTAAGGATCCTAGGTTCGATGTCAACCTTTCTCATGTTTCCTCTTGGCATAAAGTTACCGTAAGATACATACTTCTATTTAAGCATAAAAAAAGGGGACCCGTGGGTCCCCTGTGTTGATATCGTAACAAGTATCAGGTGAGGTTCGCAACACGAACACGTCTGTAATACTGGTTGCGGTTCGCAGTAAGTGCCTCAGCATCAGGTGTGCCGTTGCTCTGTACAACGAATGGGTTAGCGACCATGCCGTAGCGTGTCTTGAAACCAATCTTAGGTTGGAAGGTCTCAGGATCAATGCTGCGGAGCATTTGGAGGGGTACATATGGGCAGTAGAAGAGACCACTGTCATAAGGGGAAGAACCCTTGTAACCTGCAACGTAGTAGTGGGTGTTAGAAACGTTAGCGGAATAAGGATCAACGAAGACCTTAATTCTGCCGTTCATTGTACCGACTAGGAGGTTACCAGTGTCATCAACTTCACCGATGGAAGGACCACCAGCGCCAGTTAGACCCGAAGAGTAGTCTAGGGTGCCAGACATAGCGAGAGCAGAAGCGACATCAGCAGAAGTGATGATGAAGTTGCCCTTTCCTCTACGAGTTTGCTGTGCGATAGCGTTGCAATCTCTTTCGATCTGGAACATAAGTCCCTTGAATTTCTCAACAGACCATCTGCCGTTGCTGTCAACGTCAAGGTCGAATACGCCAGCGTTAGCTACGTTGTTCTGTGCGCCAGACTTAGCGACAGTGTAAACAGTTCTAACAACTTCGCGGTTGATTTCAGCAAGGATCTCGCTAGAAAGAAGGTTAGCAAGTTCCTGCTCTGCATCTAGACCGTGGATCGCCTTGAGGTCTTGAGCAAGTTCCAAGGTGTACTCTGCCTTGAGTGCTCTAGTCTTCGCAGTGACCGAGGTCTTCTCGATGCTGAAGCTCATTTCGTTGAATAGGGTAGAACCCGATCCTAGTGCTTCTGCATCTTCTCTTGCAATGTTACCAGCAGCACGCTCGTAGTTAGCAGCAGTTGTACCGCCACCAGTTGCGTCGTTAAGGAGACCTGGGTTAGCATCAGTTGCGCCACCATCGCCAAGAGGAGATACTGGATCGTTGTATGCTGCAGGACCCTGGGTGTTGCCAGAGAAGTTGGTGTCAGGCTCATTGTAGAGTGCTTCGTTACCAGCACGGAGACCAGCACCATTTTGCTGATAGTGCGACTTCATCGCAAAGATTAGTCCAGTAGGACCGCTCATTGGTTGAACGCCACAGATGTCGTATGCAACCAAGTTAGGCATTGCACGACGGATGAGGGAGATCATTACAGGATCGAAACCTGCAAGTCCACCAGTTTTGGTATCTAGACCGCTACCAGATAGTGCGTTAGTACCGATTGCACCAACAGTGTTGGATGCTTCGTTAATCATACCACGCTCTTCACGTAGCTGAGATTCTGTGTTTTCTAACAGAACAGCGGTAACAGCCTTTCTATAATTGTCTTTGATAGCGCCAGCGCCTTCGTGACCTAGAACAGGTGACCACTTTTCGGTTAGAGCTTTTGAATTAAACATTTTGCTCCTTTGAAAATTGGATAGTTATTATCAGTTAGACCAGCGGTTGAGAGCGTTGAGGTATTGTGCCATTGCTGGTGTTACCTCTGCGTTCTCTCCTTCTACTGGAGTTTCGTCTGCAACTTCACTTTGAGTTACAGTTGCTTCCTTGAAATAGGACTCCTTAATGGTCTTGACCTTTGCGGAGAACTCTTCCTCGGTAGTAAACTCAACGCCCTCAGCGAGTGCAGCGAGTTTGTCTTTCTGAGTATCTGCAAGTCCTTCCGAAACAGTGTTCAGAACGTTGAGTTTAGCAGTCTCATTTAGACGGGATTGTAATTTCACATTTGCTTTGACCTGTTCGTCAAGGCGCTCTTCCATTTCACGAATCGATTCGGCCATACCTTCTACCACATCGACTTTCTCGTCTGGGATAGAAATGTAGTGCTCTTCAAAGAGACCCTTAAGACCTGCAATGAAGTCTTCGGTGATCTCATTTCTAATGCCACGGTCCACAGCAACTTGGTTTTGCTCCATCCATGTACCGATAGCGTAGTTCACAGTGCCGTTAACTTCTTCAGAAAGTTCAGACTTAGCAACTTCGAGTTGCTTGTCAAGTTCTGCGGCAAAGTGTTCTACAAGTCTGTCATACTCTTCAGAGATTTTCGCTTTGACAGCAGCCTCAAAAATGGTCTTTGCTTTCTCAGCGAACTCTTCAGAGAGTTCTGTGCCTTCTACTAGAGCAGCAACGTCAGCAGAGACATCGAGCTCTTCCATCGAAGGTTTGATTGGATAGGTAACTGCGCTACCCATCTTAGTGCCGTATGCTACTTCAGCACCTACGGAAGGACGAGGATCTGGGGAATCACCAGCACGCTGTTGAGGATCACCAGATACTTGTGATACTGGTGCAGCAGCTTTAGCTCCAGGATTCTCTTCTCCATCATCATCGTGCTCATTAGGAGTAGTGGATGTACCACCTAGATCTGCTGGAGCAGATTGTCCATAAGCGGCAGAAGGTTCTACCTTTGGTGCAGGGTCCTTTCCGCTTGCAGAACTAGTCTGTGCGTCAGAGACCTGAGAGGGATCACTACCAGTGCCAGGAATAACGTTTGCAGAAACAGTTGGCATAGGATCGCCAGCTTCTACAATCACCTTTTGCTCGGTAACGAACTCCTCAAACTTTTCGTTTAGCATATCTGACATTTGAGTTTACCTCGTAATTTCCGTATAATTAATCTAAGTTTATTTATAGAATCAAAGATTTGAGAGGAAATGCTCAAAGACTTTGAGCGTTCTCTCTTCCAGATCACGACGTGATCCGTCGATGTATCTGCGGTATTTATCTACTTTTGCTTCCTTAAGAATTCCGTTATCCCAAACCCACTCTTTACCTTCCATAATACCGTTAACAAAAGCATCAGGAGCGGAAGGATCTGCTACAATATCAGCAGCAGTTGTGAGCATGAAGTCATCAGCGACAACATTACAGTCTTCTTTCTTTTGAATGCTTCCCATACCACGAGAGGAAACACCTAACTGAACACCTTCACCTAAAAGATTCTTTGCGATGTTTCCCATAGGAGTATCTAAAATCTGTGCCTTACCGATGAAGTTATTACCTTCAGCGTGAAGATCAGTGATTCTGTGTGATACTCTATCAAGATTGATAGTAGGACCATCGGGGTGACCGAGTTCACCTAGAGCACGTTTGGTCTTTACATATTCCTCATTGTATCTTTGAACTTCACGTTCAAGGACACTAAAAGGATACATGCGACCATTACGGTTCTTTAGTTCTGATTGAAGAAAGACACCTTCAATATAAAGAAGTTTCTTTCCGTTCTTTTCCTCAGTGAGGATCTTAACGTCTTCAATCGTTTCCGTTATCAGTTTCATCGGTAGTTTCTGTTTCGGTAGGTTCGTCAAAGAATGTATTCGCTACGACCTTTTTGTAATCTGCCATAGCATCAGATGCCTTGGCAAACAAAAGATCGTGAATAGCATCAATTGCGGTAGCGCGATCGTTGTCAGTAATTCTGTCAACGATATTTACTTCGCCAGGGAATTGACCCTTTTCATTTTGTTCTGACATAATAACAATTCAGTATAATTTATTTATCAGATGCGGAAGGTGAAGGTAATTTCTTTGCTCTATCAACATCTCTTTCTACAGCGGCGTCCGCAGCAAGTTCTTGTCTTTCCGCAGCATCGTCTGCTTGCATGCCAGTAATCTCTGGAGCAAATGCTGTATTTTGCTGAGACATAGTATCCAACATATTCTGTTGAGATGGATCAATAGCAAGACCAGAAGCAATATCGCCCTTCATTTGCTTATCAATTTCCTTGACATCCTTATCAGTCTGACCTAGGATCTCGCGGCGAACATAATCAACAGAGAAATATTTACCAACAAAAGGATCCATCTGAGTGACAGTCATCATTCTTTGGTTCATCATTTCAATCTTTTTCAGTTCATTGAAATGATTATCAAAGAGATAGTCATACTGGATGTGCTCCTTCATGTCATCCCAGTCTTCTGGGGAGATTACTCCCTTGAGGATGAGTTGGGTCTTGAGAATAT